GTCCCTTCCACAGCATCGTCAATTAATAACGCTTGGACCGTTAGACCCTTGAAGTTTTGCGGCTGGTAAATATCTGTACTTGTCGCGACTGTTAATACATAGTCAAGACCAACATCTACAGTGCCAGATAACAGTTGATCCTTAACCCCGTATTGAGCACCTTCAATAGAAATAGTCTCTCCATTTACGAATGCTGTTGTAGCGACATTAATCACGTTTGGATAAGTAAAGGTAATGGTATTTTCGACAACTCGTGCAGAACTAGGGTTTAAAAGTGTTTGACCTGTAATGCTTCGGGATTGCTTACCAACTAGAGGGGCGTGATTTAAAACATCACCGTATCGATACATCGGCGTTGTAGTATCTAGGCTTTGATTTGGGTCATATACAGAAACTGATTCACCATCAATCTGATTAATTGAGGTTTCACCCTCTTTTACATCTGAAATTTGATAATATCCACGACCCAAGCACATCAAGCATTCTTCAATTTCTACATTATTTTGGAAATAACGGAGAGGTGGTGCGATAAGATCTGGAACAGCCAGAACTGTCCCAAAGATATCTGGGATACGCCCACCGATACGTTGTGTATTTTCTCGATTACCAAGCTTATTGTTAGATGAAGACCTTTCTATGCCTTTATTCGCATCCGGCATTGTCATCAATGTATAAATTGAAAATGCTAGAGATACCACAAGGGATACAGCAGCAATAATAGTAGCTGGCTCACCAGCTTCACAGACAACATCAAAGTCGTGCTTTTTGGACAACATTAATAGTGACGCTTCATCTATCTTATTTGTAGGTGTTACATCATTGTGTGCACATGCTGGCTGCAAGTAGATTCGTGCTCGTGGGTGTTTTTTCTTTATGTATTTAAATGCTTCAAGAACCCGATCAGTACGAACATGTAGAACATTGTCATGCCCGTCAACTGGATTGGTGAATATGCGTAATCGGCTCATAATAGCGAATCCGTTTGTAGAACTTCTTCAATACTTGAATGTTTAAGTAGTGGACACCAAGCTCAGTGAGGTGCAAAACACGACCACAATAAAAAAGCCCCACATGGGAGCTTTGATTTTGATTTGTCATCAAGACAATGGAGCCGTCAATTGGATGATCAATTCGCCTGTTTTTTACAACTGTATGACGCGAAGTTTTAAGTGTTTCATGCAGTGATCCAGTCAAACCAATAAACGAGCTTGAATAATCTTGATTAAAAAGATATAGAGCAGCTTCAAGCAAGAAATGAACACAGTGATAGTGTTGCGGGTCATACTGTCGATCTAGCAAGCAATCAATACTTTTCATTAAAAGAACCCTTTTAGACTTGGGAACATGTCAGTTGTATAAATACGTCCAGTCCCTACGCTATTTAACCTTTGAGCAGCAGCTTCAAAAGTACAGGCTTGATAGTCCTGATTCATTGTTTCTACTTCCAGACCATAAATAACATCAACTGGAGCAGTTAAGTCACTCGACAAATAAGACCGATAAACTACTTGCGGCTTCTCTTCGCTGTTTTCGTCCAGAATGATCTTGATTAATTGCGGCACTATCTGCCCTAATTCCCCTATCGTTATATTGATAGATTGGTCCAGATCATCAGAAGTCTTCCCCTTTCGTATAGCTAGGGGCATAAACTCATAAATAGCTTGGGTCGAATCTTCATGAGTAACTGTTATGCCATTTGCATTGTTGGTCACATATCGTAGTGGACTTGGCCACAAACTATGCTTCACTTCAATACATTCAAGCAAAACTACTGAAGGGCTGGAATCTAAATGAAATTCAGTAATATCACTCATAGGAATGGCTCCAGAGCGTCTGCTGCAGCTTTGTTTGCGAGCTTTTCTAGTGATGGAGATGCCTGAATTAGTCCAAGTCTCCAAGCTTCAATAACTTTGTCATCTTCATCTGGGCTACGTGGAGAAGGCTTTGCAACAGCATCAATGTTTGCTCGCCAAAGATTACCCTCTTTACTCCATTTTAAAGAGCCAATAAATGCCACTTGATATTCTTTTAGGCTGGTGTAATCGAAAATCAGATCCATTAAGAAAGGCTGAGGGTCATACTGGTTTGCAAAATAAAAAGCTAACAAAAGTTCCATTTCGTCGATATTTAAAGACCAGCTTAAAGTTACTCCATGCGTTGCCCCAATAAAATTTCGTCTTTGCCGGGGCATTCCAGCAGTGAGTTGTTGAGTTAACACCCCATCACCCAAGGTTGGGTTGTAGTCCGGCTCATTGGGCGATAAGAATAGCTTTCTCATATTTGCCTTCCCTAAAGTTTAGACATAAAAAAACCGACCTCTTTATGGGTCGGTTTAAATATTTAGTTTCATTACATTTTCCAAATATATGTACATATAATCAAAGTGATAAGAATTGCAATAAAGCGCCAAGCTCTCATTTCAACACCTCAATTAATTTAGAAATTGCCGTAAGGATTGGGGCTGCTTGCCAGATTAATATTCCAAGTAAAACTGCAAGTACCATGATGTATGTCCATACCCTTAATACTTTACTGTCTGAAAGTTTATTCATCGCTTTATCAACCTGTACATTTAGGTTAAAATTCATCTATGTTCTGATCCTCAAGTCTGGTTTGTGGGTTAGAAACAAAAACCCCAAGAGCTGTGAACTCTCGGGGTTTTGTTTTGGATAAAGGAAAAGCCACCCGTAGGTAGCTTTTCTTTAATTTAAAAATATTATCTACTTGGTTTCGCAGTCGTATTCCTTGTAATCTGCTTAGATTCAAATGAATTTGGATTACCCAAATTGGCAAAACCCTGTTTAACTGCTTTCTGCGCCTCTGCACGAACAACTTCAATCGTTACTGAGCCATCAGCGCCTTTACTTTCAATAAGTTCAACACCCTGAACACGATTGATGATCTGGATGTTAACTTGCTGCCGCCATTTAATGGATTAGAGTTGATTGCTTGGAATTGATTCATTTCACGCTGAGAGGCCAAGAAGTTTGTTAAGTCTTGGTTCTGGCGTGGTGAAACAACTCGTTCGCCTTTATCAAGAAGATATGTAGCCTCTTTGGGCACATAATCTTTACCACCATGGAAAACACCTGCTACAGACTGGATGTTCCCTACAATGCTTGCAGTTTCAGCAGCGACACTTGCATAGCAACTAGGTTGTAAGGGAACGGATTGTTTGCAGCTTGAGCAATACCAGCTTGGATAGAGATTAGCGATTGAGCAATTGCAAATGCCTTATTCGCAGTGAACATGGCCTTGTAGATTGCTGATTGTTTATCACCTGCTGCCTCCAGCATACCCACCATAGATCCTGTAATCTGCTCACCATAATAGGAATTAAGTTTTGCTCTTTTTAGGAGATAGTCTCTTTCCGCTGCTAAATTTGCATCTCTGGCTTCTTCAGCAGTTATGTTTTCCCATTCCAAGGCTTCGGCAATTTTCTCTCTTCTATCATTAAGCTCGTTTTCTAGGTTTTGATAAGTAGAATATCCTCCATATCTGCCCGCATATCATTAAAGCTATTTGAAGAGTCGCGTCTTCGCTTCTGATAGTCAAAGTCTTCAGCACGCGCTGAGGCTTCAAGAAGTTGACTTCTTCTTTGAGGATCTTTCTCAGTTCTTGCAATTTCTTCACGTTCGAGACGATACCTTTCACGCATTACATCAACTTCGCGCAAATAAGATTGCCTAGCCTGAAAAAGTCTTTGCTCTTGAGCGAGCTGAATCATCCCAATTTCTTGTTCGTACTCTTGTTTAAGTGCATCAAGACGTATTTGCTTTAGATCATCTGTTAATTCCGTACCTTCTTTAATTTGCATCTGCTTAGTTTCATATGAGTATTTGAGTTTCTGCTCTTCACTCCAGTGAAATTGATTGATCTCATATGTTAATTCACGCAAATACAATTCTTTGTTTAATTCAGCACGAGCCGTAGCCTTTGCAATATAGTCTTTCTCTTCATTTCCAAAGTTTGCCTTTCGGATTTCAGTCAATTCACGCTGTAAATCATTTTCAATTTGAGTCAATTTAGGAGCGTAACTATCTGCAAATTGATCACGTAATCTAGCTTGTTCTTCAAACAATCTTTTAGCTTCATTCGCCTCTTTTGTGGCTTCTCGATTTGCTTTACGTGCAGCTGCTGCACTATTGCGTCTAGTTTGTGCAACTGCCTCCTCACTTGCTTGGAGTTTTCGGTTGGCGGCAAGATTCTGATCAATAATTTTTGCATCTTGCGCAGATATCTTATTGCCATTCTGAACATATGCCTCAGCAAAGGCTTTTGCTCTTTCAGGATCAAAACCATAATTTCCAATAAGTTTGTTTGTAAGCTCTGTCTTAAAAGTACTTTGCTGTAATTTCTTTAGATAGTCACTTAGTGCATTAGTTGCATTATTTGCAGCACCTGCAACACCATCCAAACTGTTCGCATGGATATTATTCTGATTAGCTGCGTTTTGTGCTGCATTACCTTGAAGTCTTGCTTCTCTACCTACAGCTTTTAAGCCATCTACTAACTTTACGCCTGCAAAGTATGCCTGATCATACCCTTCAACTTGTTTTTTAAGTGCATTATAGAGGTCTGGCGGAATACTCATGCCATTGAGTCTTCTCAGAGCTTCTGTGTAGCTAATTGTTCCAAGACGAGCCTCATTGGATATTTTTGTTACCTCTACATTTCCTTGTGCAAAGTTTTGAATATCAATTAAAGCCGCACCTGCTGCTAATTCTGCATCACGTAAAGCCTTGTTCTGGGCTTCTAACGCAGCTGTCATATCATTTATAGCTGACTGTTTTTCCACACCATGAAGTTTACGTAACTCTTCTGCTGATTGATTTGCCACCTCTGCTTGCTCTTTAAGTTTTTGATTTGCTTTTTCGGCTCGATCTTGCATGTACATGTAGCCAGCAGCTAATGCGGTGACGCCGATTGTAAGCACCCCTGCCCAGCCACCTACCAACCCAAAAACTTTGGAACCTACGCTTGTTGCTGTGTTTAAACCATTTTGTGCAGCAGTTTGTGCTATTAATGCTTGAGTGACAGCATCGGCTGCAAGTTTATAGCGAGCGTTGGCCGCAGTTGCACCAAATTTAGCCTGTGTCTCGGCATTTGTAGCCTGAACATTCGCAAGATGAGCTTTAGCTTCATTCAATTTTAAAGTTGTGAGGACAATCGCATCCTGCTTTTGTGCTTGGTCAGCAGCCTTTTGAGCAGCAGAAGCAACAAGATCAGCTTGAACTGCAACTGTTTTAGAAATTATTGCTTTAGTAATTGCACCAATACCCAAAACGACAGCACCATCTGCCAATAATTCAAAGTTGTTTGCAAGCCCTTCTATGGAACCTGAAAGCACTTGTGCAGCACCTGAGCTTCGACCCGCTTCTCCAATAAACTGAGTTAAACTATTGCTTAGCAAACCCAGTGATTGACCAATTGTTGCATCTGTTTTGCCAAATTGCTTGTCAGCTTCATCCGACATTTTTAATAGAGCTTTTGTGACTTTCTCAGATGTTAGTTCTCCATTTTCTGCCATAGATTTAAGTTGGCCAATAGGAACATTCATCCCTTTTGCTATCAACTGCATTAATCCATAGCCATTTTCCATAACTGAGTTGAACTCATCTCCTCGTAAAGCACCACTACCAAGGGCCTGACCTAATTGCATAATTGCAGCATCCGCTTGGGCTGCTGTTGCTCCTGATAGCGCAATTCCTTTAGAGATTGTTTCTGTTAATCGCCCAATATCCTCTTGAGCAAGCCCGACATCTTTGGCATTCATTGCAAGCTTCTGATAAACCGTTGCAGTAGATTCCCAAGATGAGCGTGAACGTTGAGCAATTTCAAAAGTATTATCCATTGCTGTATTGAGTTGATTCTGCCCTTCAGTTACCAACTTCAATTGGTTTTGGATGCCTGTATAAGCATCCATCTTAGCAACAGCAGCCCCGATGGTAA